GTTATAGTAGCCGGGAATATGGTTTGCCCACCCTTGGTCAGTTTATGCATTTTTACCATAATATCTCCTGTTTTAGCCTAAGTTCCGCCGGAACTTGGATGATAAGTTGAATATCAATTGATAATATCATTTTATTGAATAGTGGTAGATATTCAGTAGAAATAAGTGTTTGTATGTTAATATTTCTACTAGATTTCTACTATTGGGTTTAGCAGAAAGCTTTATAATTAATTTTTCTTGTCTTTTTTATTGTCATATCGTGGCAATGGATTTAAGTAATTCTGCAACAATGACGTAAGTAAATAGACATATCTTTGGAACAATATATTTTATAATCAAGACAAAGCAATGAGAGATGTAATTTACAATTTTATCAACGAGCACATGATGATACATATTGTGCTTATAGCCTTGTGTATTGCGGCTACAATGGGGGCGATGTTAGTGGATCTTATCACAGGAGTAATGAAAGCCAAGCAACGGGGAGAGGCAAGAACATCCACGGGGTATAAGAAAACAGCCGTTAAGGCGAAGAAGTATTTCACTCCATTTATAGAGTTGTGCTTCATTGATCTGTTATGCTGTGTGATTATCCCCTTCCCTGTTTTTTCTATGATCTGGACGGGTTACTGCATTTTTTGTGAGTTTAAATCGGTACGCGAAAAATCGTGGGAAAAAGCGGAGTTGCGCAAGGCAGAGAAGACAATGAGTGTGATTATCGAGAATAAGGATGATATCGCCAGGATGGTGGCTCAGATACTGTTTGATGAGGAACAGGGGGCAATCGGTAGGGATAATGAAAAACCGGCCTCGCCAGACCGGTAACCTCTGTTCTATTACATGAAAAACACACTATGTGTTTCTGCAAAAGTAGCAATATTTTTTTTATTGCAAAACAAAAAGGAGGAAAAGAAATGAAGTATTTTACGATTGCGGAACTCTGCAAGTCAACGACTGCTGACCGCTTGGGTATCAATAACAGATGCAGACAGGAGCATGTGACTGCTCTGACTGCCTTGGTAGATAATGTGCTTGATCCGTTACGTGAGTGGTGGGAAAAGCCTATAACAGTAAACAGTGGTTATCGCTGTCCGGAACTTAATGCGGCCGTCAAGGGAAGTAAGACCTCGCAGCACATGAAAGGGGAAGCTGCTGATATTGATACTGGCGACCGTCAGCAAAACAAGTTATTGTTTGAATATATCCGAAAGAACCTGCCCTATGATCAGTTGATTGACGAAAGCAATTTTGCATGGGTGCACGTCAGTTATCGGGTTGACGGAAATAACAGGATGCAAGTTCTTAAGTTGTAGACTATGTTGGTTAGAGTTATGAACTGGGTAAGCCGACATATATTGCTGGCTCCTTTCATGTGTTTGTTCCTGTTGTTCGGATCATGTGGCAGCTCGCATAAGGCTGTCAAGTCCGATGTAGAAGTAATCAGCAAGGATAGTACACGTGAATCTGTCAACATCGTACACGGATCAAGTACGTCTTTGAGCGAACTCATTACCACTAATGGTAACTATGTGATTGATTTTCGAGTTTATGACACAAGAAAACCGCCCGATAGCCTGACCGGGAAACCTCCGTTATTGGCGGACGGGCAAATAGAGGGAAATTTCAATCAGGCAAAAGACAAGAAAACGGTTATAACCGATGCTATAAAACTCAATGCCGACAAGAAATGTTCTTCTAATATCCATGAGAAAGATCATACCGAAACGACGAAGGATAAAAGAGAATCCAATTTGCTTGAACAAATAGTTCTGGCATGTGTTAGTGTGGCAATTCTTATTGTTATCGTACTGACAGCGGTCAGGCGACAACGTGGAAACGATTTCTTATAATAAGACTTTAAATTTATGATTAAGACTTCCCTGCTTGTGATAAGTCGGGAAGTTTTTTTTATTTCCATGAACAATTCGGTTTTGCCTGTGTTTGTGTAACCATACTGATTATTGTTGCGCTGTTGGCGAAAAAAACATTGGCGTAATAATGATTCCTCATAATAAGGTTTTTAATTCATAAGTTGAATACTCTGGCTCGTGATGAATCGGGGTGTTTTTTATACAATTGTTATCAAAAATTATATAGCAAAAAATACAATTTTCCAATTGGATTATATATTCAGCAGGCAAGAATAGAATTTTCACTATCTTTGCCCTGTGATTTTGGAGTAGAAGCCAATCTCATAATAAAAGTTTGAGAAGGGGCTCGTGATGCACGATGCCCTCCTTTTTTGTAATACGTAATAATGTGACAACAAATATTTTTAGAAATAGGCAAATCCCTTTGAACAAATCCATTGGTATTTTGTTCAATAAAATGTGAAGTAAATTGTCAAAAACGAAACTAATCTGAACCGTTCCGGCTTGTGATAAGTAGGGACGGTTTTATTGTAGAATCGAATAAAAACCTTATCTTTGCATTGCGTTACATTTTGAAGTGATCGAGGCGTTGTCTCGTATTGAGCTACAGACGATTATTATTGCCTGTAGCTTCTTCATATACGGTTCTGACCCCCGTGTGGAATATTAATGTATCCACTGTTTCGATCACGGAATGTAACGCAACGGGAAAGCGGAACCGTTTTCTTTTTCCGCTGCTAACACAATTCGCATATGTCAAAATCCCCCCCAACCACTTATCAGCTATCCAAAAAGTTTATAGGCTATGGACACTATGAACTTACAATTTCTTCCTCTGAGGGCACAAAAACGATTGTCACAGGGAGTATGGACTTGATAGAACGGCTAAACTCAGAGATAGACAAAGAAAAAGAGGAAGCGACTTCCGAAGCAATCGCTCTAGTTCTTGAATCCTCACTTTAGATTATCTAAAATCTTTCTTATGGCTTCATCAGCATGTTTTCTCATAATTCTGACATAATTAAAGATCGGTCTATTGGATTTCATGCTTTGGCCTATACAATACTCCAAAGTTTCCAATGGTACGCCCAGCTCAAAACCATGTTGGACAAAGGATTTACGAGCTGAATAATATACGACATGCGATTCTATCTCCAACCTCTCCCCTAACCTTATAATTTCTTTTGTTACATAGTTACGAAAATTAGGATAAGAGTATTTATAACCAAAATCAAGCTTTCCATTACGCCCCATCCATCTTTTGATAATAGGTTTTGCTTCCTCAGGAATAGTGAAGCTGATTTTCATATCACCTTTCTTTGTATTTTTTGATTTTTCACGTACATATTCCATAATTTTCGCATCTTTGAAATTGTATTGCATCAAGTCCATCAGATTGATACCTCCTAGATAATACGAAAGCATGAACACATCCCTGGCAACACGCTGGGACTTCTCTTTTATCTCCGCATCCCTTATCTTCTTTACGTCAGCTACCGAGATATCACGCTCTTTGGGCATTCCTGCCGGTCTTTCATAATATTCAAAAGGATGCGTGTCATATGATACCTTCTTATCCCTTATTGCTTGATTGATTATTGCCTTCAAATGTGCCATGTGCATACCACAAGTAACAGGAGCCAGCCTTCGGACATTTTTTAGATAAATATCAAAATCCTTTATGGTCCGGGGAGTAATTCCATCAAGCATTATATCATATTTGACAAACTCAATGAAGTAATCACTCGCCCTTTGATATAAAGAAGCAGTGCTCCTTCTCCCCTCTTTAATCAAATTCTGCATATAGTCAGCCGAAGCGACACTATAAGAGATGGCTCCCTGCTTTACCGAGGACAAGTATTCGACAAGTTGAGTACAAGTATAGGATGATGTGTTTATCTTATCCAAGGCATCCTGATATGAATTAAGTATTCCACGTAATTTAGCATTAACATGTGCAGCATCAGGAACACCTACCACCTGCCCTCCCTTAAAATTAGCAGTATTATCTATTTCAAATCGGGTAACGATGTATCTTGTTTCCTGTTTATGACCAATTGCTATACGAATTCTGTGTTTGCCGTTTTTCAGCACCTTGGCCGGAACAACGGCGGCTTTAAGAGTTGTCATAATTGTTCTGGATTCGTTTTAGACAAGTTCTTTTTGCCAAAAGTGGCACAAACTGTCTTTTTTTTATCCAAAAACGAAAGTTGGAGAAGCTTAATAAAACACAAACCCCTCTGAAACAGAGAGGTTTGTAATGTGGAGCATGCGAGACTCGAACTCGCCACCTTTAGACTGCCAGTCTAACGCTCTAGCCAGATGAGCTAATACCCCGA